ATTTTCTTACTCTAATAATTAGATTTGTTGTTGTCATACTGTTATTACCTCCTTCATATCTAACCAGTTATATCCTATTTTAGTCTCTGTGTCAAGTGGAACATTGAAATCAATGTTATAATATTCTTTAAGAGAATCTATAACTCCACTAGTGCCTTGCTTAAATATTTTACACATAATATTTTCTTCACCAGGATACACATCAGCTACAATAGAATCATGTACAGTATTAACTAATAAACTTTTAACTTTGTTTTCTTTCATTAGTTTATAAATATTAATACAAGCAAGTGGTACTATATCTGCTGTAGCAAATCCTTGCACAGGATAATTTTTAATTTGAGTACCATAACTAGAACCACCCCAAGGCATTCTCTCAGCATATGGAAAAGAATATTCTCTACCTGTAGGTATCTTAATTCTTTTAAATCGTATTGCTTCATTTTGTAAATGCTCATGCCATGCTTTAATACCTTTATACTTTTCAAGAAACTTACTATAATATTTCTTTTCATTTTCAGTACCAGATACTCCACCATATAATGGTTTGAAGGTATGTGCTTTTGCTTCTTGTCTTGATACACCAATAATATCTGCAGTGTATTTATGTACATCAATATTATTTTTTATATCTTCCATACCCTGTTTATCTTGTGCCATAAATACAGCAGTTCTAAATTCAAGTTGTGCAAAATCTATTTCAAGTATCTTACCATTTTTAAATCTAGATTTTACTACTTGCCTAATTGGAAATGTAGTTCCTCTAGGTTGGTTTTGAAAGTTAGGATCACGACTTGATAATCTTCCTGTTGCTGTTACAGCTTGCATAAATTTTGGGTGTAACATTCCATGATCATCTGTATGTTCTTTCATACCATCAATAAATGTAGATAGATAAGTATCTACTGCATTGTATCTAACAATAGAATCTAAAAAGTCTTTTAACTCTCCTTCAGATTCAGCTGCTAATTTATTTAAAGTAATTTTATCTGATCTAAAACCAGACTCCGATACATCATAAACACCTTTAGGTATCTGATTAAACCCTGCCAACTTAGCCATGTTGTGATAAACAAATCCACTACCTTTACATTCTGTGCACTTAGGATATTTTTTAAATGGAGTTCCATCTTTTTTTATTTTTTTAACAACACCTTTACCATTGCAGTCAGTACATTTACTAGCTGTAGTTTTATATACAGGTTCAGTATTAGCTTGAACTATTTTTCTAAATTGTATTCTAGACATCTGTGGTCTTCGTCTATTTTTACCTGTAGCTTTATCCACACCTATATTAAATATCTTTGACCATTCTTTTTTATCTATAGGTTTTCTAGAATAAATTAACCAAGATAATTGCTCTGGACTAGATAAAGCAATTTCAGTATCTCCCATTTTATTATATACAATTTTGTTTATCTTCTGAGTTAAATATTCTTTTTCTGCTTTGTATTCAGCATTAACTTTTTCTAATACATTCAAGTCTACATATATACCATTGCGTTCCATATCACTTAATACAACAAGAAACTCACCCATAGTCTTAGCTGTTTTAATTAAGTCTTTATTAGCAGGTAATCTAAAGTCTGCCATCTGAGAATCAAATAGTCTTCTAGTTATTTCAACATCATTACGACCATATTCTTCTACTAAATCGGCAGGCATTTCATCAAACCCTTTACCTAAGTCTAAGAACTCTTTAACTCTATCATCTTTCATTCCTATTTTTCTACGCTGGCAACACATCTGAAGTGTTAAAGATTTTCTAATACCTCTATTTAAAATATATTCTCCAATCATAGTATCATATACTTTACCTGTATATTTAAATCCAGATTCTAATAACCACATCAAATCAAATTTTAAATTATGACCTATCAATAATGTAGTTTCATCTAATACTTCTTGTATTCTAGCTACACCCCCTCTACTAACTTTTTCTGTATGGTGTGTAAAGTAATACTCTAAACCATACTTAGAGTCTAACCCAACACTAACCAATTTATTGTCAGCATGAAATGGTGATGGGTCAAAACCATTATGTTTTGTTTTTTGAAATGTTGTTTCTACATCTACTACTGTAATCATCCTTCGTACCTACTTATATCCCTTCTAATAACACAGCTAGGTTCACCATGATAGCCTGTTATTTTATTTTTACTTATACACAAAGTTCTATTTGTGTTTGCCTCATCTAACCCTTGATTTCTACCAATACCAATAATTAAATCAGCTTCGGCAGCTTTTCCAGTTTTAGAATTTTCCATCATATCAAATGATATACTGTTTCTATTATGTGCATCAGCAGACGCTTGAGATATTGCTATGACAGCACAGTTTCTACGCTTAGCTAACTCTCTTGCACCTGTATAGATTGCTCTTAGTTTTTCATCTGACCTAGAAAACTTACCATCTAAATTTACTTTATCTAGTTGGTCAATTACTACAATATCTGGTTTATACTTCTCACAGTGAGCATCTATGTCATCTAAAGTCCAATCAACTACATCAAATAGTTTTATATTATCTTTTACTTTTGACCATGTGAAGTGCACCTCTTTCATATTATCGGGTATATCATCTCTAGTATAACCTGTTGAGCAAGATATAGTTCTCATTTCAGTTCTTATTGCAGGCTCCTCGTTTATAAACGCATGTACATTTGCACCTTGCCAAGCAAAACCATGTGGTGCTGAAACTAGACTAACCCAAAATGCAGTCTTACCTGTCTCTGGTCTAGCAAATGCAATCATTAAATTGCCTGGCCCGATTCCACCAACCTTATCTGATAATACAGGTATATTAAATTTCCATTTAGTAGTAACTGATAACTGCTCAATCACTTGCCCTATGTCATTTGTTACAGGTTTTATATCTTCATCTGGCAAATTTTTTTTATGACTTTCAATTATTTTTGAAATCTCATTAAAGTTTGCAGGCTTACCATTAAATATTTCTGTAGCTTCAACTGCAATTTTCTGAGCAGTTTCTCTATCAACCATTATGTTTGCTATATCTTTTGCAATAGCAGGTGTTGGGTCTGTGACTTGTTTTATTTCAGTTACAAGTTCTTCAAACTTTTCTTTAGCAGTTCTAGTTAATGCAGGATTAAACTTACCAACATGTAATGTATATACATCATCAACTTTTAAATCACCATCATAATCTTTATGTGCTTTTTGTAATGACTCGAAGAATGAACCAAGTTCACCCTCAAATATACTACGAGATATAACTCCTTTGTACTCATTATAAAACTTTTTATTGAGCATCATTTTAATTAACTGTTTTTCCATCGTGTTTCCTTTCATATGCCATTATTAAATTTTCTTATTCTATCATTTAAGTAATCAACTATCTCAGATAATCTATTAATTTCTTTTGCTAGCTTTAATCTAACTTCTTCTGCTTGTTTTAAATCTAAACTAGAGCCATGTAATAAACTTTTAAGTCTTTCTATTTCAGCTTTTAGTTTTTTATTTTCTTCTTCAACGCTGTTCATCTTTACATATTTTCCTGCATCAAAGTCTTCTGAGTTAGGATTGTCTGGGTGTGGTCTATCTGCCATTTTGTTCTCCATAAAATATATTTCTTATCTGTTCGCTATTATAATATTTTAAGTCTTCTGTCAAGTTCTTAACCTTAACATTGTCAAATCCTTTTCCTCTTAATTCTTTTACAATAGCAAATGATTTAGTTGTAGCGTCTCGGTCAAGTGCTACATAAATAGTTTTAAACTGCATGATATGTGCAAGATGGGCATTAGCTAATGATGTTCCCATGATAGCTATGCCTGTCAAGACTCCAGATACTGCACAGGCAGATGGACAATCTTCAACTATAACTGCATCATCACATTGACCACAAATAAATGGAACACTTTTACTACCATACATAAACCATTTAGGATATACAGATTTATCTAATGCTCTACCTACTGCACCAACATATTCATCTGAGTATTTATTCTTAATCATGAACACAACTCTTTCTTGTGCCACATCATATTTAATATCTGCCCTATTCATAGAGAATGAATTCCAACAATTATTTTGTTGGAGATACTTCATTGCTTTTTCATTTGAGTATGGAGATTTAAAACTATCTGGCACTAAAAATTTTTTAGGCTCGCCTGAAGTTTCTTGTTTAGTAAAAGTTTTATTTACATATCGTATAGTCTTTTCGCCTTGATGTCTACCCTTAGCAGAACATGAGGCATGAAAACAATACCAACTAATTTTATCATCAGTTGTATCTATTAATAATGTATTTGTGTTATGGCAGAATGGACAATCCATTCTTTGTTTAGTTTCTTCTGGTACTTGCAGTCCTTGTATTACTTCTACTTGCTGTGATATATTCAATGCTACTCCTGTACTGTAAGTTTTTCATAGGTAATAGAGTATCTATCTGTTCTAAAAAAATCATTAGCCTCTACCTTCATTAAGTTTTCATTAAGGTAGAATGCTACTTCATTTTCTATTTCTTCGTAAGTCGGTTCTTGTTTGAATGGAATTACTGCTACTGCCTCTATTCCTAGTCCTGTTAGTCTGATTTTGTATTTTATCATGATTTATTTCCTTATCATAGTTTGATTTATTTGTCAAGTTATCTTTTAATTTTTTATAATAATTTGGGTGGTGCCAAGCAAATGTCATATTAATAAATATTTTTATCCAATACTGCTTCGTCAAGTAAATCTATATGAAAGTCTTTACCATTAAAAGTAAATGATATTACTGCACCATAACCATCAAGATAAGAATTAGAACTTGTAACTCTACCTCCAAGTTCTTTTATCTTATCTTCTAACTTCATAGTTAGTTTAAGTCTGTCTGGATTCTTTATCATTTTTTATTTTCCTGATAATATTGTGCATCAATTTTTTTAGCTAACAAATCATCTTTATCATTCTCTACCTCAGATAAATATTCATCTATAGATTCTGCTACATCATCTGGTATGTCAATTATATTTTCTTCTGTACCATTTGACCACTTAACATTTATAGACCAGCCTGTAATTCTTAAGTCTCCTTTTTTATCTATGCTCATTAGTGCTCCTTATAGCTTACTTGTTTAACTTTTCTATCCCAACAAGCACGACAACTTCCACACTTGCCAAAATCATATTTTGCTTTTTGCTTTTTATCTAAATTTAAGTATGACTCTTTAGTCCACACATTACTATCTTTATCTGTACGATAAGCAAGACATTCTTTACCTTTATGTTTTTTATCTTTATGCACACCAGATGTCCACTTCCAAAACTTAGGTATAGATTCATCAACTTTTAATGCTGATACACGCAGGCATAAATTTTCTGGTATGTCTTCTTCATTAAAATGTTTTACTATTTGATATTCTCTAGTAGCTAACCAATGTTTTATGTGTGGTGTCTGTCTGCATATCTCAAATATTTTTTGTAAATGCTCAACAGATTGCAAATCTCCAGAGTCAAACCAACGATGAAAAAGCCTTG